CTTGAACAGCATATCCTGGTCTAAACAGAACACGCATGAAGTTATTATCTTCGTTAAAATCGTCATAAAATGGGTCGTAATTAAAAAGAGTGGTCATTTATTCCTCGTAAACTCTTAGAAGCTAATTATAAATCGTATTCTGTCGGTCTGAGCAGAATCACGATTAACTGGTAATTTATCGGATATGTATAATACTTTTCCAGAATACAAATGTAATGTTGGATTTGTTTTTGCAGTTGCAACACGAATTGAACCGCTAGTTAAACCTTTTAAGGCTGAGTTTTCTGTTAAAGTTCCTGTTAAATTATTAACATATAATTGATTTTCAATTTCATCAAAAGATATAACATCGGCCGTAAATGTGGCCTCATCAAAAGTTGTTCCTTGAAAAACTTTCTCATCAACACTAAAATCACCTAAACCTGGTGATGTTTTAATTTTAGTGTATAATGTATACGATGTGTTTGTAGCTAAATTTGTAGTTTCAAACTCATATGGATTGGCTACTGCAAAAACCTCACGGAATTCATTGTCAACAGGAAATAATCCAACCTCATCACCATCAAATTCAACGTTAAACATAACAGTTGATGCACCCAACTCAAACACAGGGTCATATCCATGACCATCGTGTGGTGCAATACTTACCGTAGCGGAAGCGCCAGAGCCAACACCTCCTTGTATATCATTGAAAACCAAATTAGCAGTGGTATAATCTGTACCTCTATTTTGTATGATAATATCAGTAACTTGGCCAGATACTACGTTTGCTCTCAAAACAGCACCAGTGCCATCACCATTCACAGTAATGATATCTTGAGTAGGACCATCGGTATAATTATTACCTGAATTGGTGATAGTTACAATATCTATAGATGTTGGTACAGCTGAAGCTCTAACGAACTTGTTAAAAGTTACAGGCATCCATTGGGAGTCCATAAACTTTTGTTTCTGTGCAGATGAAATTGTATAAAGATACTTCCACTTATAACCATCAGCTGTCTGTGAATAGGGTTCTTCGAGTGAGGTCGTTGATAGTGTTAATTCTGGTTCATCAGTAGATGTTGTACCAGTTGAAACATTTGACAAACATTTGAATACTTGGTCTTTAGAATTAACAACATAAAAATTAGTATTAGATTGGTATGTATTATAAACTGTATTTGCTATCCAGTTATTTCTCTGAACAACTAAAGATGAATTCTCAAAACTCACTTGTTTTGCAAAAATGCCTCGTTTATATAAATCATAAAAATCAATATCTGTTGTTCCTGGTGTTGGAGGAATTTCAGTTCCACTATTCCAAGGTAGTTGTTTACCTAAAATAACGTAGATGTATGATTTTTTATCTTCAGGAAGATAATCGTTAGCAGCAACATCCGTTAAATTTTGGACTTGTTTGGCTAATAGAATTTTGAAATTATTAGTAAATAGTGATGACATAATTGTATTTATTTAACTTTTTGAACAGAAGCTGTTATAAATGAAGAATTGGAATCAAATCTTGTATTTAATAATATTGTAGTGTTATTTACTACATTTACAAATCCAGATTGACTGTAAATTTTTTCAATAAAAGCAGAATTAGAAGTATATGAAAAATTGTTTTCCATAGAAATAGAATAATAGTCGTCAACTGTTTTTATGGTATTTATTGTATCATCAAAATCAAAGTTGTATTGTAACACTCTATTTGTGTTTGCAACAGAACCGGTATCGTGAGAAATATAAAGTTTATCAATTTCTTCAGCGTAATACATTCCTATAGGAGTTGTTTGCAAAGGTATATTTTTGATAAAATATGCACTTGCAATATTCCATGGAATATTCAATCTGTAATAATTCAATTCATTTCCAGAAGAACCAACAATAAACATTTTAGTTCCGTCAGAATTAAAAGTTAAACCAGTAACTGTTAATTCTTCAGTACCAATATTTTTTCTATTAGATAGTGTAGAAGTTGCAACGTTCCAATTTTGAGAAACTGTATATTCTATAATTGTATCATTTAAAGTTCCAGCACTTGATGAAATATAATATTTTGTTCCATCTGGTTTCCAATATATTGAAGAAGGATTAGTTGTCACAGAAGCCAATGAATAGGTTTCAGTGTTCGCAACCATAGTTTGAACATTCCAAGGTTGTGATAAGGTATATGTACAGATGTTAATTGCTGGTGCAGCACTCGTTACCCATAGTTTTGTACCGTCAGGTTTAAAAAACATATCTAAAGGAGATGTAGTTAATGGCAATAATGTTCTCTGTGAAACAAAAGTAGCAGTATCAACACTCCAAGGAGTACTGAGATTATAGAAAGTTATATCATCTCCAGCTGTTCCTACAATATACAAAGTGTTTCCTGTAGGACTCATTGATAATCCTGTTAAACCTATTTCTTGAGTAGTTACATCTTTAAATGTTTCATATGTTAATCCACGATAAACTATTAATTTATCACCTTCAAAAAATTCATTAACAAAGTTAAAATTATTAGCTAAACTTGTAACAACATTTGAAGAATTATTAACAGAAACGGTATTTCCAAAAGGTTTGAAACAAGTTTCCAATATAATAAAATCTCCAACATTTACGGTTGAAGCTACGTTTGCAGAAGTGTTTGTGCAAACCATATTATTCGAACCGTTTGCAATATTAAATGTATCAGATAAAGTTACTTGTATTAAATTATTCGATGTAATTTGTTCATTAACATTCTCTGTATTATTATCAATTCTATTCACAAATGTTTTTGTACCAGTAGGGTGAACAATATCGTTTAGAGCATTTTTGAATTTATAATAATCATTTTGTGTGTTAATAACATATGAGAAATTGTGGTATTTTTTACCATCTTGCAATCTCTTATCGGAACTAACTTGACCGTCAGTATTCAAATATAATCCAGGTAATCTAATCAAACCATTTTCAAAACTTGAGGTAGCTAAAGCACGTCCATCACCATAAAATTGAACACCAGTAACATCACCATCAATATAACTGTGCATTGGGTCATCACAAATAAGTTTAGCTGCAGTATTTAACACACCTTTATAATCAAAAATACGTAAGATTTTATTAACCGAATCGTATTTGTCAACATAAGCTGTAAATGTTGTATTGATGTTTGATGAGCCTTGATAAACTATAGTATTGGAAATAAATATTTGACCAGTAGTTACATTAGACAAAGTAACATCAGCATTACGTAAAGAAATTATTGGTTCACTCGTATAATCATAACCAAAACTAGAAATACGTAATTTAGAAATAGAACCAACTCTTGATGGTGACAAGTCTAATTGTTCTCCATCACCTACAATTTCCGTTACCTGCAATATAGCATTTGCACCAGTTGCTGTGTTGATTGTTATTGTAGGTAGGTCTGACATAGTATAACCTTCACCACCAATAACAAAAGCATTGGATGAGTGATTATTCATTGTAGCACTAATGATTGTTCCAGTTGCATTAACAGACACAAAAGCATTTGCTCCATATCCAGAACCACCATTAAATGTTAATGTATCTCCGTTGGCATAACCAATACCGCCGTTTACAATAGTAATTCTACCTAAAGAGCCTAACTTTCTAAGGTCTCCACGGTTTAGTTTATATACTGCAACGCCGGTAATGTCGTTTTCGAAATTTTTTGCAAATGTTAATTGTGATGGAGTTACAGAAACAACTTCTAAAACTTCTTCGTATCTATTGACTATAAAGAATCTAGCTTGGTCGCCAGGTTGAAAAAATGTTGTAAAGTCTATAGAAGAACTTGTAATAAAATTTCTACCTCTGGTAACAGTTGTTGATGAAATAACAATCTCATCATCATTATTTTCCATATAAAAACTGTAAACATCTACCTCAGGTCTGTTTCTATATCCACCACCTTGACCTGTTACGGAAACGAAAGCAATTGGAAAAACATTAAATGATTGGAATGTAGATACACTACTGATAGCGTTATTCTCAACATTAGAAATTGGAACAGATATGATTGTAGAAATCATTGTATTACTTACATTAATTGTTCTATAAGTATTTTCATCCAACAAACTAATCTGAGCCCTTGCTTCTGTACCTAAAGTTGCACTAGAAAAACCTCCAGTAAAATCTATAATTGAGGTATTTGCAAAAGATAAAGGGTCACGGAATCCAAAACCACCATTTGATACAATAATGTCTGGAATACCACCCTGTGTTGTTTCACCAACATAAGCAATCGCACCAATTGGAGTATTTGCAGTAGGATTTAATCCACCAACAATACTTACTGGATCGCCAGGATAACCAGTGGTTGCATCATAAGGATTGTAAAATAATCCTCTATTATCTGGATCAATTTTAATTTCAGAAAGAGAACCAATCAAACGGCCGGTAACAGTTACGTCTACAGTACCATTATTATATGTTGAACTAATAATTTCACCAGTAGAAAAAATCTTATCAACATTAGAAATGTAAAGTTCTACGTAAGAAACACCTAATTGACGGTCAACAGAACGAGTAACTTTTTCAACAAGAGCAGTAGCTTTTGATGTTAAACCAGTTATCAAATTTTTTTCTATATTGAAAATATTATTATCATTGGTATCAATACGTAGAGCTAAAGGTAAAACCCATTTACCATCAGAAGCTTTTAATATATCATCTTTAGGATAGTAAATTTCAATTGCTTCATTATATAATGCTTTAAACAAAAACTTTAATGAATTTGGTGTTCCTTTTGATGAGTAAAAATTATTTACTAATTTCAAAAACTTTCGTTTATCTAATGCAATAGATTCAGGAAAATAAGGAAGAAATTCTTGTTTGATTTGTTCAATATAATAATCTGTGGCCAAATCAATATTTTGTGCATACTGAACTTCATCAGAAGCTTTAATTGCATTACCACTTTGTTCCATCCATTCATAATATTTTTCTATAAAAGTAACAAATGTAGAATATTCACCACGAACAAATTCAGGTAATTGTTGGGCGACTAACGGAGAAATTAATAAGTTGCTCATGAAGTTTTAATTGTTTTTACAGCAATGCTTGTTGGGTCAGATTCATCCAATACCAACATCTTATTCAATTTTGATTCTATGATATTAATTTTTGGTCTAAAATGAATCATAATATCCTTGAAGTTATTATTAACATCAGTTGGTCTAAAATCTTGTAAAGTAATTTTACCTAAAACATAATCAATTGTTCCAGCAACACCATTATTTCGGTTTCTGTTAATAACAACTTTTGTATTTTGACTAGATACTTCATCTAGTTTATAGTAGGCTATACGCAATTGACCAAAACGGCCTTCTAAGACAGCTGAAGCGGCCGCTAATAATCCACCACCGCCTGTTATTTGAATTGCAGCTGAAGTATAACCTATACCAGGATTTGTAACTGTAACTTTACTTAATTTACCATTAACTATTGTGGCTACTGCTGTGGCACCTTCTCCATCACCAACAATGGTTACTGTTGGTGTTGATGTATAATTGTAACCTGGATTTGTAACAGTTATAGATTCTATACCACTATATGATGATGGAATCTCTTCAAAGAAACAGGTACGAGTTGCACCCTCTTCATCAACCATATTGAATGTTGGTGAAGAATAAAAATTATCATAAGTTGTTCCTCTTTCCAATTCAAAACCATACTCTAAAGTATAATTTCCAGAATTGATTAAGTTTGGTATAAATTTCTTTCCAACAAACAATTCAATTTCATTAGATACTACAGATTTATTATAATTGTCTATCAATGCCTCAAGATTTGAATAACGAAATAATGTATTGAATTTATTTAATTCTGTATCACAAAACGTTTGTATTAGTGACTTAATACCTGTCTTAATATCATTTTCAGTTTGTGTTGTTTTTGTTGGGTCATAATAGACTGAAGATTCAATTTTTAGATAATTATAATCTACATCAACTATTTCTGGAGTTACTGTCATAATACTGATAGGTTTCAAAATAGTATCTTTAACAAATTCTTTTTCTGTTTCAGTAACTTCAAAACCAAGTCTTGGTTTAGCCGCAACGAATACTTTACCGTAAATTGGTGGTTCATTTTCTTCACCACCCCAAACGTTCACTGCCTCAAATGCTGGATATTTTTGTTGAATTAATTTAATATAATCATTTTTTGTTACAGCACGATTTTGAGATAAGAAGTTTAATGGAGCTGCATATTTAATTTGGTCAACAGTTTCTCTATCAGTGCCACCAGATGCAGCTGCAATTGAATTTATGGTAATGTTTGTATAACCACTTAAAGATGAAGTTGCAACAAAATTATTTGCTTTGTTAGCTGCAGTTGAATTGGTAGTTAAATATGTTGCTGTTATGTATGCACCGTCAGGTAATTTTTTACCTAAGATGTCATCACCAAAATAAAATTGATATGTTCCATTCAAACCTTCTTGTAGATAATAAACCTCAGAACTTGCACCAACAGTTAATACATCTTGTGCTTTGGTGTAAACAGAAACTTCTGTATTTGAAATTGATGGACGAACAGAAATAGTTAATGTGTTAGTATCAATGTTTTGTTCTGGAATATCAAATATTTGTTTAGGATTTGAAGATTGACTATGTGTATAATTATAAGTAACAAACTCACCTTCATATATGTTTAAGTTTGAAAACACAAAATTGTTGGCGGTCTTATCTACCGTAACATCACTTAATGTTACAAAATTATAAGCTTGATTGTCGATTTGATTAGATAAAAACTGAAAACCTTTAGGCATTGTTAGAGATTCTGGATTAGAATTACCTGAATCAATAATTACATTAACAGTTGCTCTTGGAGCTGCACTTGAACGTGGAGTATATCCCATTTTTTTAGCATGAGATACTACTGAATTTCTTAACATGGCAGAATCTAAAAATGATTCATTAGCAACCATATTCAAATAATATGAATTATAGTGTGTATTGTATGCCAAGATATCTAATAAAACATTTAGACCAGAACCTTCAAAATCATAGTCTTGAAATTCTGATTGTTGTTTCAAAAAGTTTTTAAGATTAGTTTTGATTGTATCAAAATCAAGACTAGTTACGTTTAAGCGGTCAGCCATTTTATCTTACTCGTTCTAAGAAGAATTGTATAGTTATTGGTTCGGTTCTGTTGATAATGTAAAATTCCATACCCACACTAAAAGCATTGTTATCAAAATCTGGAGAAACGTTTATAGAAATAATTTTTACTCTAGGTTCAAAATTGGTTATTGTTTGTTCTATTTCTCTAGAAATTGCAGAAGCTGTAATGTTATCCATATTTTCAAATAACAATTTTTGTATATTTGAACCTATTTCTGGTTGAAATGGCTTTTCATAGTGGTTTGTTAAAACTAAATTTTTAACAGAATTAATAACTGCCATTTCATCAACGTGTTTTGATACATCCTTTTTAACAGGATGTAACGTAAAATTTAAGTCTAAATCTTTATACTGTCTTGCGACATTTGTTTTTACAGTTGCCATGTGTTATTTATGAGTTTAACCTGGTAAGAAGTTTGTCTGAACCAATATAATTTTGAATTAAATTATTGGCCGTTGCTCCCATATTATTGAATTTGCGTAATTCATTAAAGTCTTGCGAAACTTGTCGACTTGTAGTATAATAAACTTCATCATTGTTTCTTTTTTCGGCCAAAGTATTGTCTATAGTCTGTATATTGTTATACATATCGGTAACTACTTCGGATGATAAGTTTGAAGTCCTAACATATGGATCCGTCAAAGCATCGGTACCGCCACCAGTTACGGTAATACTATTACTGATTGTCGTATAGTAGGAACTTATGTTTGAATATAATGAATTCAAATCTTCTTCGATAACAATACTTGTAAAATTATTCATTATAGGTGAATTGTTTTGCACACCTTCACTTTGATAAGTTAGGTACATCATCAGTTGGCCAGTAGCCATTGCGGTGTCATAATGTGGTAATAATGCAGTATCTCTACCACTTGATGAAGGTGAAGCTGCAATTGGAGTAACTCCAGAAATTCTATTTGTGTGTTCTAAAAATTCTGTACCGTTAAAACCAGCCACGTTAGCGGATAATGAATTAATATTTGTAAAAAGAGTCGTTATTGCACCCGTGCTTCCTTGCACAGCTGTTGTATTTGTTGATGGAACAGCAGACAATAAAGATACCAATGAACCACATACACTGATAAAATTTGAAGTAACATTTGCAACAGGATTTCTAAAATATCCATTAACATCATCATTAGCCAAATCTTCAAACTGCCAATCATCCAATAATTTTGGAATGGCATTCATGTGTGCCAAAACATTACTTGAAAATTCTATAATTCCATTTGCACTCATAATAATCCTTAAACCATCGGTAAAATAGGTATACCAGTCATTCCTCTTGGAGCTGGATGAATATGCGTTTTATATATTCCCGTATTGACTACATCAGTCATCATAATTGATGTCATCAAACCAAATGTTCCAAGTGGTGCTTGCATACTAACAAGACTGGTGATTGGTCCTAATGAATACACACCCAAAGGACCAGCATAAACACCCGTGCCAGCATTGATACGTGTTTCAGCAGAAATAATATCACCGGCTATTGAACCCGCAACAACCAAATCAGAAGATATTGTTACGTTATCAGCAGCTGCAATACGAACAGCACCACCAAAGTTTTCATTAGCAGTAATTGAAATATCTTCGTCACCGGATATTGATATATCACCAACAACTCTTTGTTTCATTTTACCAGCGACTTCAAGATTATAATCACCTTTAACAGAATGATTGAAATCACCAAGTACCTGCATATTACAATCACCTTCAACGGTAATGTTGCAAGTTCCTTTAATTAAGACATTTTTGTTTTTAATGGTAATTTCATATCCATCACCATAAACTTTATGTACCTCGTCACCATTAGGATGCATTTCAATGAATGTACCAGAACGGTGTTGTAGTCTAACACGTTCTCTCGCTGGTGTATCATCCATTTCAAATGAATGTCCAGATTCAGTGAGAGTAATATTATTGTAGGGATAAACTGGTTGATAGTCGGTATTGGCTGCCGATTCTGGCTCAGTCCATAAATTAATAGATGGTGGTTGATTCAATTGTGACATTAAGGTGCCTGTAATCCTGCCGTTACTGAAGATACTATATTGTTACCACTTGTTGTGTAACTATTAATATATGTATTCGCTGATTCCACCTCAGCTGCATTTGTTGGTATTAATAAACTAACTGCGGCAGAATCTACAATAACTTGAGCTCCAGCAATAGCTGCGCCTGTTTTAGAAACCAATTCAAAAGTAGCATTTACCGAATCTTTAGCTGCAGATATAACCTCACTTATTTCAGACTGAGAACCACCTTCTTTTAGTCCAGATATCGTATCTAAAAATATTTGGTTAACCAATTTCAACAATCTCTGTAAACAGTCGTTTAACATTGTCAAAAATCTTTCAGGTAATCCTAATATCCAAGTAATCATTTCTCGTATTTTAACAATATATGCAAGAACATACTTTTCAAAATCAATGATTGGTTGTATAATTTCTTTTTGTATACGTCTTACTTCTCTAGCATACGCTTTTAATGTGTTTAGTATCCAAGAATATTGACCAGTCGCATCACTGAATCCTAATGCTTTCATAATAGCACGGATAGCTTCACGAATCTGATTAGCTAAAGCCTTAGTGTATTGTTTTAGGTTAATATTTTTTTGCATTTCGGAAATGAAATCACAAACGTGGGCAAGGTCATTATTATTCTTGTTAATCATTGTGCCTTCAATGACACCACGACCAGCTCTTGCAATAACAGGTTCCAAGTAAACAATAGTTTCAACTTCAGCTGGTGGTTTTGGATCCAAATTTATTTCGGATTGTTTACGTTCATCACGCCAAGCCAAAGGTGATTCTTTATAAGGCACCGATGAAACAATACCAGGATAAACACCCATAATAACTGGCATTTGTCCATAATCACCATCTAAAAAGTATCCAGCAACCCAATCACCTTCTTTTGGTAATGATATTGCTTTTGAATTATTAACTGGAAGTAATATTTGTGCCCATGGTAAATCTTCAACCGGAAGCAAGTTCTTATTCTCATCATGCCAACCGATGATACGAACTTTACATCTTCCTAAGTTAGCTGGGTCTTTTCGGTCAACAATAACACCTTGCCACCAAACAAAACCATTTCTACCAGCAAAATCTTTTTCTATCATATCTCTTTTTTCATACTAGAATCGGTTGCAACTTCTATAACAGTTTCATGTTTGTCAAATCTAATAATATGTCTTACACCCGTGATAATATATTTACCACTCAATGTAGTATCAATCATCTCAGATTTGTTTTCCTCAACATATCTATGTGGTACTTCAATGTTGGCATTATTTCCAGAAGCCAATGCAAAGTTACCAGGCATCGTAAGTCTTAATCTCTTTTGCATTAAATTTGCAAATATAATTCTTCTCTGTAAAATATAGTTATGTGTGTCATCAATAATTGTAGAAGATTTATTATCTTTTGATTTCAAATATGGGTTTGTTTTTCTATCTTCTTGAAATGGAAACAAAGTCACCCTTGAATCATACATTTCTGTAGCAACTTTACCTTCTTTATTAAAAATATTGGTATTCATAGAAACATCGTTAGCGTGATTCTTTGTTAATTTATAGACATTATCAAAAGACATATTTTGTGTTTTTACTGTGCGGGTCAATGGGTCAAATCCAATAAACTTACCTGCATAAACACCACTCTTAACATTTTCTGCCATATTAAATTGAGAGATGACTTTCAAATCTCTTGCACCATATATTTCATTTTCAATATTTTCACCACCAGCTTGTTGCGATATATTTTTTACACCAACTGTAATATTATAATATGCATCATAAGATAACAATGTAGCCAAGGACATAAAATTATATCCTAATTGAGTTTGCCAGAATAAGTAATCTGGTGTACCTGAATTATTGATGGCAATTTTTGAAATATATTCTATAGCTTGAAAGGGTGTCAAGTTCGGAACAACATAAGTGTGTAAACCTTTTGTTGGTTCCATATTAGCTATGCCACTACGAGTGCCGTCTAATATTGTTTCAAATGGAACTTTAAGATGGTCGTTCAATATCTTAACAACCATATCATAATATGTTCCTCTATATGATTGTTTTAATTTCTTTTGTTCTGACAACACAAATTCTTCTGAAACAAAATGTAATGTGTATATTTCAGAACGTTGAGTTAATTCTTTTCTATCGGTTAACTTGTATATTACAAACCTTTTTTTGAAAAACATACTGTCTGAATTTTGTAAATCTTTTATAATATCTATTTCCAAATATTCAGTACCGTCAAAATTTATCTTTGAAGCCAAACCTACAGCATCTTTGATAACAATGTTACCAGACATACATGGCATCATTATATTATCAAAGATACTCAGTTCTTCAAATACACCTTTAATGTCAAAACCTTTAGAACCATCTCTATTGGTTATTGCCAGTTTTTTAATCTCAAATTGTGTAGATTGTAAAATTGCCATTATTCAAATGTTTTTCTAAATTCTTCTTCAACCGCAGGAACAAATTCAGGTTTTAATATTTTAATTTTTCTCTTATCATCGTTTTGTTCTATTTCATATTCATAGTAAGTTTTGAAACCTTTCGTAACATCAATACGAATAACACTATTACTTTGTAGTGTATAATTAGTTGAAGATGTTATTACGTTGGAATATGTATCACTATCAATAATGATGGTTTTAGAAACCGATTCGTTGGTGTAAGTATCAAGTTGAGTTTCTACTTTGAAATAAGAATGTATATTTTGTTCAGCCCATTCCAATCCAGTAAATCCATTTGCCGTATTTGCAAAGGATTCATATTTCTTATCAATCAATTTAATCAAACTTCTTTGTTCAAGAGGCCAATCAGTCATTGGATTTACAATATCATTTAACGATAAAATGATCCAATGTTTTTCAGATGAACCATAAATCTTATGTGCCAACATTTCAGGAGTTTCACCATCTGTAATAACATATTCATAATATATTACCGAATTGTTTTTGAAACTAGGTTCAAAAGAAAACTTAGACATGATGTTCGTAACAACATCAACATTATTTTTACTATCTTCTAAGTTGTAATATGTTTGTGGAAAAAATCTAAAATAATTAGCCATTAGAAAAGTCCTTCGCCTTTTTCATTAACCGAACCTGTTTTATTCCACTCACTGCTCATTTCTTGTGATTGTTTTGAAATTCTACCAGAAGAAAAATTATCTTTAGTAAGAATTTCAGTTTCCTTAAATTGTAAACTTAAACGAATGCCTACAGGCATACCTGTTTCACCCAAAGAAGGTTTAGTTTGACCTGGAACTTCATACGTAGAAAAACCGTTTGGTGCATAATCAATATCAATTGTTTCTAAAACGCAAGTTGAAATTGAAGGTATGTTTGGATTTTCAGCACCATTATAATAAAATTTAATATCAAATTCTGAAGGAGGAACTAAAAAGAAACCGTTTGATTCTTTTCTTATTTCAGGAGCTTGATGGAATCTTAATCTTTGTAGAATGTTTTGAACTTCTTTTGATTCTTGTTCAGACCTAGGATAAAAAACAAAATCGAATCTAAATGAACGGAAAGAAGGTGATGTGTAGAGTAATTCTAAAATTGGATTTTGCACCATACCAAAACCAGCTGCAAAAGCTGCACGGCCAATATCACCAAGTTGATTCAAAGCATAACTAGCCAAAAATGGAGATAAATTTGTTGCAATTGCTTTTGAAACATCATTAGGATTACTGTTACCTCTTAAAGACTGTGCAGCTGAAGCACCGCCTGCAAGCACAGCTGCAGGTAAACCAGTGAGTGGTGCATCACTGTATTGTTGTTGATGAACAAAGTTCATTGTGTCTGGCATATACAAAGCAATTGTATCTGTTGTTCTACGTATGGTTCTTACACCATTAATAGAAGAAGCATTAGTGAAAACCTGTTTAGTTACTTCACCCACACCTTGAGCACCAACTTTAATTGCACCAGATATGCCATCGTTTGGTAGTTTGTTGACTAAATCTGAAGCTAGACCGGTGATGTCTGAAACTAAATTACCGACAGGACTATTTGCAATTTCACCTAAATTAGTAAAAGGAGAAGGTGTACCAAATCGTTTTCTATTTGAGATGATTGTTGGGTCATCACCAGTAGTTTGACCTGCATATTGTGTTCTTACCTGTTCATTGATATGAATAACCATGTAGTGACCTTTGTCATAGTTACCAATATCTTCAGGATAACGAAATATATTATTCTCATACCCACCACCAACAAGACTGGTGGAAGCTCGGCCTTTGCGAACATTATTATTTTTTGAGAAACTTATATCTGTGAGAGTAAAGAGTGCCATTTTCTGCCTTTTTAGATTGACTACATATTTATATGACTTTCGGTAACAAAACCTATAAAGGTATCTTCAAACCTAAGAACCCAGCCAAATATAAAGGCGATGCGAACAATATCATCTACCGTTCTTCTTGGGAAGTGCGAGTGATGAAGTATTTTGACGACCACCCACAGGTAATCTGGTGGGCTTCAGAGGAACTGGTGATTCCTTACTACAATCCTATTGACAATAAGATGCACAGATACTTTCCTGATTTTGTAGTAAAGATGAGAAAGAATAATGGTTTAGTAATGACTTATGTGATTGAAGTAAAACCACATTCGCAAACAAAACAACCTGAGAGAAAAAGAAAGACACAGAAGTTCATTAACGAACAAGTGACTTACATTGTTAACCAATCAAAGTGGAAAGCTGCTGATGAGTTCTGTCATGAACATGGATGGGAATTCAAGATACTAACTGAAAAGGAACTTGGATTATACTGAAAGGTCAACACCAATACTTATACGCCGGCAATCAATAAAACCAGGCAAAGGTGAAGGCAATTATAATATGAATATAAATACATCATGGCATACCTATTAGACCGTATCAAAAAACAACTATCGGAAACAA